ATGATCTAAAAGTAGGAGGTTATCTTAATTTAGATGGTACTAAAATAGAAACTTTACCTGATAATCTAAAAGTAGGAGGTTATCTTGATTTAACTAATACTAAAATAGAAACTTTACCTAATGATCTAGAAGTGGGGCTTAGTCTATATTTAGGTTTTACATCAATTACGTCTTTACCTAATGGTCTAAAAGTAGGAGGTCATCTTGATTTAAATGACACTCCAATCAAAACTCTACCAAGTGGTCTAAAAGTAGGAGGTTATCTTAATTTAGCTGATTCTAAAATAATGTCTTTACCTAATGATCTAGAAGTAGGAGGAAGTCTATTTTTAAATGATACTCCAATAGCTAAAAAATATACAAAAGAACAAATTAGACAAATGGTGCCTAATGTAAAAGGTCAAATTCATATAAAATGATCAAATTAATAGATTTATTAAAAGAAGAAGACTTTTTTACTCCTAGACGTTCTAAAGAAGAACGATCTAAAAACTATAATATTGTTATTCAAAAAAAAATACAACAATATATAAAAGATGGTAGTCAAGGAAATCTAGACTTATACGGTACTACAATTACAAGTTTACCAAATGGATTAATAGTAGGAGGGAATCTTAATTTAAGTAATACTAAAATAGAAACTTTACCCAATGGTCTAAAAGTAGGAGGAAATCTTAAATTGAAAGATACATTAATTACAAGTTTACCTGATGATCTAGAAGTAGGAGGAAGTCTATTTTTAAATGATACAATAATTATGTTTTTACCCAATAATCTAGAAGTAGGAGGCAGTCTTGATTTAAGATATACTCCAATTACGAGTTTACCTAATGGTCTAAAAGTAGGAGGGAGTCTTAATTTATATAAAACATCAATTACAAGTTTACCTGATAATTTAAAAATAAAAGGAGATCTTTATTTAAATACGCTAATAGCTAAAAAATATACAAAAGAACAAATTAGACAAATGGTACCTGGTATAGAAGGTGAAATTTATATATAATAATCAAATTAAATTACTATGACAAAAGCTGAAAAAAAATATAAAAATAGAGTAAAAATGGCAAAAGCCACTAGAAAATTTAATCAACAAAAAAAGATTCATTTAAAGCATACTTAAAAGATAATTTTTTTTATTAAATAAAAGTTTTGTATATTTATAAATAAATGGTACGCAGGTACGACCAATAGTTATGAATATTATATTAATTAACTGTTCACCCAAGTGGGAACGCAAAAACAAACACAATTATGACTAGATTACCACGTCTATTTGAGCTAGATCCATTTGACTTGCTCTGGAGAGACTTATTCGAAACAAAATCAAACTTCTCTGCAATTACGCAGAAAGTAACCCATCCAGTAGATATTTATGAAACTGAAACAGGAATTGAATTCCAATTAGCTGCTGTAGGTCTTGATAGAGAAGATATAGAAATCCTTGTTGAAGGAGATCAATTACGTATTAGATACATACAAAATAAAAAAGAAGAAGATACCCAAGTTATTTATAAAGGTATTAAAAAATCATCATTTGATCTTAGTTGGAAATTATCCGCTAAATTTGACTTAAGTAAATTAGAAGCTACTCTAGATAAAGGACTGTTAGTATTAACAATTCCACATGCTAGTGAAAGTCAAGTAAAAAAGATAGAAATTAAACCTATCACACTATTCCAAGTAAATAAATAAAAAAAAGGTATACCCTGCGTACCAATAGTTATGTTCTCAATTTGTAAAAATTTTATCAAAATTAATGATGACTTATTTTTAGTAAAAAAAATATTTGCTGAAGATAGAGTTAAAAACATAGAACCAATTAAAGAGTGGTTAGACGCTGATTCTGTTTATAAAAAAGATGGCGCACTCTATTTTTGTTCTAAAATAATTGAATTAGAAGTTGTAAATTAGCATTATGAAAAAAATAACACCACTAAATGGTTTCGTAATTTTAAAACCAATCGAAACAGAAGAAGAAACAGTCGGTAACATTATTATACCAGATTTAGGTAAAGAACGTCCAGAAATGGGTGAAATAGTATCTACATCAGATGTATATAATTATAATACTGACAAAATAGTAAAATCTACATTAGAAGTAGGTAAAACTGCATTAATTCCTAAATTAGGATCGCAAAGAATTGTATTAGAAGGTCAAGACTTCTATATATGTAAAGAATCAGATATTTTAGCAATTATAGATTAATAAAAATATGAGTACAACAACAAACATTTACGGAACAGAATTAAAAGAAAAATTACTTTCCGGTATAGAAAAATTAAATCACGCAGTTAGTTCTACATTAGGACCTGGTGGTAGAACAGTTTTGATTAAAGAACAAACTGGAGAAGTTAAAGCCACGAAAGATGGCGTAACGGTAGCAAAAGCATTTCATAAATTAGAAGACGATGTAGAAGATCTTGGTGCTACTTTAGTAAAACAAGTTAGTATTAAATCAGCAAATGAAGCTGGTGATGGAACTACAACATCTACTCTATTAGCTACTGAAATTGTAAAGCATGGATTAAAAGCTATTAGACAAGGTATTAATGCAGTTGAAATTAAAAATGAAATTGATTTAATAATTACTGATTTAGTTCATGATATTAAGCAAAATGCAATTGAAATTTCTTCTGAAGAACAGATTAAACAAGTTGCTACCATTTCAGGAAATAACGATGTTGAAGTTGGAAATCTAATTGCAACAGCTATTGAAAAAGTAGGTCGTGATGGTGTAGTAACTATTGAAGAATCAAAAACTGGAGAAACTTCTTTAGAAGTAGTAGAGGGTATGCAATTTGATCGTGGATATAAATCTCCATATTTTGTTACTAATAATACTACTATGCAAGCTAGTTTAGAAAGTCCATATATTTTACTTTATGATGGACGTATTTCAACCGCACAAGAGTTAGTTCAAGTATTAACAAAAGCAAACTCAGAAAATAAACCTCTATTAATTATTGCAGAAGATATTGGTGATGAAGCTTTAGCAACTCTTATTGTAAATAAAATGAGAGGAATTGTACAAGTTTGTGCAGTTAAAGCTCCTGATTTTGGTGATAGAAAAACTTTAATTTTAGAAGATATTGCAATCTTAACAGGAGGTCAAGTTATTTCTAAAGATAAAGGACATAAATTAGATAAAATCACAACTCAACAATTTAGCCAATTCTTAGGAACTTCAAGATTAATTACAGTTTCAAAAGAAGAAACTACTATTATTGATGGTAAAGGTAATCAAGAGCAGATTGAAGCAAGAGCAATTGAAATTAAAGATCAAATTGAAAAAGCTTCATCATTCTACGAAAAAGAAAAGTTACAAGAAAGACTTGGTAAATTAGTTGGAGGTGTTGCTATTATTAATGTTGGTGGTAATTCTGATATTGAAATAAAAGAAAAGAAAGATAGAGTAGAAGACGCACTTTATGCAACAAAAGCAGCATTAGCTGATGGTATTGTGCCAGGTGGTGGAAGTCTTTTATATAGAATGTCACTACAATTACATGATGAAGGAGGTAATAAAGGTTTAGCAAATGGAATTGTGAGACGTGCATTACAATCTCCTTTTATTAAAATCTTGTCAAATGCAGGAATTAGTGAATGGTGGAATAATATTCCTAATGATGGAGAGGTTTATGATGCAAAAAATCATAAATTAGTAAATGCAATGGAAGCGGGTATTATAGATCCAGCTAAAGTAGTTATAACAGCTTTAAAAAATGCATCATCAGTAGCAGGAACTATATTAACTACAGAAAGTGCTATTTTTGAAAAGAAAGAAAAAAATGAACAAACTCAAGATCCAATGATGGGAATGGGTATGTAATAAAAAAATTAATCAGTTATGAAAGCAGCCGTTATCGGTATGGTAAATAATGTTGGTAATTCCGTCTCCCATCATGGAGGCGGATATTATCACGTTATGTTAAATATACTAAAAAATTGTCAACCATTTGAATTAGATATTAATCCTAATCCATCTTCATGGAATGACTATGAAAGAATATACATATTAGAAGGAGTTAATTATCAAGAAAACGCCTTTAATTTTATTGGAGGCCCACAACCAGAGCATAGGCAAAAATTAGAAGCTATTGCAAATTATAAAGGTTTAATAATTAATGTCAATGTACCATTAGATTTAAATATTTTTAATAATAGATTTAAACTACAACATAAATTTAGTTTTAATAATACTATAGACTATGCTAGAATGTATGGTATAGATACTAGAAAATTAGTAAGAGGAGACTCTCATTCATTAAGTGTTTGGAAACCAGGCTTTGGTTTAGATAGAACTGATGGTAAAACATTATATGGATTTTTAAAAGATTCAGATTCTATAGTTCAAGATTGGAATAAAAAATACGATGAAACTATAACTTATTTTTCAAATATTGATATTAGATTCCACTTAATGAGACAGTCTAATCCTGAGCAAGCAACTAAAAATTTATTTACTCAGTATATTAAATTTAGTTCTAAATTAAATAATAACACTATAGTTGAACCATTACCTATAGAACATGAATCAAGAAAATTGCCAGGTACTGGATTGTATAAAGGACAAAAATATTTTGGTACAAGAGAAGAAAGAATGCATTTAAGACAGATTGCAATAGATTTAATAAGAGAGTCTGGACAAAAATATTTAAGTTGGCCTGAACAATGGCATCACGATGATGGAACTAAAATGTTAAGTATATTAGAACCTAAACAAAGTGTTCACCTTAAACCAAAATATTATTTATATTTTAATGAAATCATAAGTCAATAGATATTTATTATAAATTTACTGACTATATGAATTATAAAAAAATATACGATTCTATTTGTAATAGAGCTAAACTTGAAATTAAAGATAGAATTAATAATAAAAAAAAAGGTGGCTATTATGAAGGTCATCATATAATACCAAAATGTTTAGGTGGAACTGGTTGGCCAACACAAGTAAATCACCCAAATATAGTTTTATTAACAGCTAGAGAACATTTTTTATGTCACTGGTTATTATATGAAATATATCCTAATGATTATAAGCTAGCTAAAGCATTTCAAATGGTATGTTGTATAAAAGATAAAAATCAATCAAGATATACACCAAGCTCAAGAGTAGTTGAATATGCTAAATTAAAAAGCGCAGAATTACATTCAGTATATATGAAAAATATATTTTGGACCGATGATATGAAACAAAAAATGTCTAAAAAACACACTGGTAAAAAACATAGTGAAGAAATAAAAAAAATAATAAGTAAGAGAATAAAAGAGTCTATAACAGAAGAAAGTAAAAAAGAGCGTAGTATTAGAATATTAGGAGAATTAAATCCATCTAAAAGAGACTCAGTTAGACTAAAAATGAGTGAACGTGCAAAAAATAGACAAAATATAAAATGTCCATATTGTAATAAAATAGGGGCAATTAACCAAATGAAACAGTGGCATTTTGATCGCTGTAAGTTTAAATTATAATAAGATAAACTAATGAATAAATTTATTATAAATCAAGACCTTTTAGAAGCTCTTGATGAATATGATAAGAAAAGTCTATTAATGCAACAGCATGGTAGTCTAGGTATGCCATATGATGGAAATTTATATGAAGATGTAAATGATGATCTTATATATCATGTACCTATATATGATACTGCCCATAGAAAGTATGCTGCATTCTGCGCATTTACAGAAGCTGTTTGGCATAAAGAAAATGATGTTAGAAATATGGGTAAACACTTTAATCATCATGATATTAAAGATGAGTTTGATTGGTTTATGCTATTTTATTTATTTAGATTATGTGGATCTGGTATTAATTATGTACCTAGATATAAAACAGATGGCATTAAAGATATACTGGGTACTCATGGTTTCGGTAATTTTTGGGTGGTTGATTCTATATTAAATGGAAAATATACATGGCCAGAATGGAAAGAAGACCTAAAGAAGCGCATTCGTCCATTTACAGATAATAAAGGATATTTACTACCGCAATTCTCATTTGAAGGTCAAACAGGAAACCACTTACGTAGATTTATATTAGACCATTCAGAAGATTTAGTTAGATCTATATATGATAGAGTTGTAGGAGGTAGACAAGACATATATCAAGTAACAGATTATGGAAATAATCATCTAAATAATATTGGATTTAAAAAACAAAATTTTGTACTTACTGCATTTGCTGCAGATTTAGGTGAATATTTTCCAAATTATGTAAATCCAAGAGGATGGGTATATGCAGGAACAAATGCAGTTAAATGTATAAAAGCTATATTTCCAAAAGTTAGTCCAAAAATAAAAGAATTTGAGTATATTAATGAAGTACTACAATTTTTATCAAAAAGATATAACTTAAACCCAATAGATTGCGAAGATAGTAGAGCATGCGATGTAGTTAGATATTTCCAAGAATACCAATCACCAGACCATATTATTAAAAATAATGGAAAAATTATGAGTAATAATACAATTCTTAAACAAACGTGGGGCCATGATAAGTACTATGACTTTGCAAAAAAATTAAAATAATATGTTTATAAATAAAGCAACAGATCAATCAAATTTAGATATGGCAGATGGTAGAAATTTAAACTACTATTTGGAAATGACTAAAGATTATAAACCTGATTTTGAATTTAAAATAAAACAAGTTGATGGGTTTAATCTTATAGATGATGGTGAGTTTCAATATGGTACTAAAGCTAAAATGGGAGATTTCATGATCAGCCAAGTAAAAGAAGATACTCTAGTTTATGTAGCACCAAGAACAGGTTATGCACCTTATTCACTTACATATCTTGCAAAAAAGTATAATAAAAAATTAGTGCTATTTATGCCAGCGTCTAAAGAAGTATCTGAACACCAACTTCGAGTTATTGAAGACGGTGCTACTCCTATATTTCTTAAAACCCCAGCGATGCCAACTATAAATGCTTGGGCAAAAGAATTTGCTCAAAAGACTGGAGCAAAATATTTACCTTTTGGTCTTAAACACGAACAAGTTGTAGCAGGAGGTGTTAGAATATTTTATGATGCATTTAAGAATTTGGATATTCCAACTATGTGGACCGTATTTTCAACAGGAGTACTATCTAGAACACTTCAGATAGCACTTACTAATACCGAATTTAATGCTGTAGCTGTTGCAAGAAATATACAACCAGGAGAATTAGGAAGAGCTAAATTTTATACCTATCATAAACAGTTTCTTAAAGAATGCGATATAGACACTCCATTTGATTGTATTAAAACATATGACGCAAAAGGTTGGGATTATATGAAAAGATATGGTAAATTAGAAGATTGGTTTTGGAATGTTGCTAAAAATATGCCAAAGCCAACAATTAAACCTAGTGATATTGATTCTCAAAGAGAGTGGGGAGATAAATCTGATATAAATAAATACTTAGGACTATAAAGTATTTATACTATAAAGATAATTTTTTTTAATTAAAACAATTTTAGTATATTTGACTATATGAATATTTTAGAAAAAGCAAATGAAATAATTTATAAACGATCTGAAGAAAAGGAAAGACAGTATGGTCCTATTCAAGATGGTATGATTGAGGCTGCTAAAATAGCATCTTTATTATCAAGAAAAGAAATAACTCCTACAGACATGTATAATTGTATGATAGCTCTTAAATTATCAAGACAAGCATATAATCACAAAGAAGATAATTTATTAGATTGTATTTCTTACATGGCAGCATTAAATGATTATCAAAATAATATAAACAATGAAAGTACAAAAGTTACGACCAGTAAAAACTCCAAGTAGAGGAACGCCGCAAAGTGCAGGTATAGATTTTTACATCCCAGATGATTTTCAACCAGTTACTCTATTTAACGGTGAATCAGTATTAATTCCTTCAGGTATTAAAGCACATATCCCAGAAAATTATATGTGGTTAGCACTTAATAAATCTGGTGTAGCTACAAAATTAGGATTAACTGTTGGAGCTCAAGTAATAGATGAAGATTACGAAGGTGAGATTCATTTACATGTAATAAAAAATACAAATAAACCAGTTACTATTGAACCAGGTATGAAATTAGTTCAGCTAGTATTAGTTCCAGTATTATATGAAGATATTGAAGTAGTAGAAGTATTAGAACCTAGAAATACTCAAAGAGGTACTGGTGGATTTGGATCAACAGGATCATAAAAAATAAAACAATAAAAATAATGAAAAGTAATTACACACACATTATTATCCTTATTGATCGTTCGGGTTCTATGAATGGAATTCAAAAGGATATGGAAGGAGGATTAACAGAATTTATTAAAAAACAAACTGACCTACCTGGTACTTGTACAATAACAGCAGCTCAATTTGATTCACACTATGAAAAATTACATAGTTTAAAAAATGCATCAGAAGTAGGAGAGATTAAAATTAATCCAAGAGGCAATACTGCATTGATAGACTCTATGTGCAAATTAATTATAGATGCAGGTAAAGAACTAAGTAGTTTAAAAGAAGAAGATAGACCAGAAAAAGTATTGTTTTTAACTATTACTGATGGAGAAGAAAATTCATCTCGTGAATATACGAATGAACAGTTAAAAGAAATGATTAAATTACAAGAAGAAGTTTATAAATGGGAATTTGCATACATTGGAGCAAATCAAGATTCTTTTTCTGTTGCTAGTAATTTAGGTATTTCAAATTCATTCTCTAAATCATTTAATTATACTGCGACATCTGCTGGAATAGGCGCTATGTTAACTAACTTAACCACTTCAACAGCTACATATAGATCATCAATAAGTGGATCTTTTGCATTTACAAATACATAAGCAAATGAATAAACAAGCTAGATTAGATAAAGTTTTTATAAATATAGCAAAAGAAGTATCACAACTATCACACTGCGTTCGATCAAAAGTCGGCGCAGTTTTAGTTAAAGATGGTAATTTGATAAGTTTTGGATATAATGGTACTCCTGCTGGAATGGATAATTCTTGCGAAGATAAAATATACATAGCTTCAGATGTTGGCGGCTGGATAGATATTGATACTATAGATGAAACATATCCACATACCGATGATATTGGAAGATATAAACTAGGAACTAAACAACATACTATTCATGCAGAAGTAAATGCTATTTTAAAAGCCGCAAAATCAGGAAATTCTGTAGATGGATCTACTTTATATTTAACATTATCCCCATGTATAGAATGCTCTAAACTAATACTACAATCAGGAATAAAAAAAGTTGTATATTTAGAAAACTATAGAGATACAAAAGGTATAGAATTTTTAAAACAATTTATAGAAATAGAAAAATATGAATAGAATATATAAAACTCCTACAGAATCATTTGAAGAATTATTTAAGTATTTAAGATATTACGGTCATGATTTTGCAAATACAAAAGCAGAATTTAATATATCATTTACAGTACTAGATCCTTTAGATAAAGTAATAAAAACACCAAAACGTAATTTTAATATAGACTATGCTGAATATGAATGGGAATGGTATATGAAAGGAGACAGAGATGCTACAGAAATATCTGAACGTGCCAAGATATGGAAAAATATGATGGTACCAAATACTACTGAAGTAAATAGTAATTATGGATATTTTTGGAATTATAATAATCAATTAGATAGAGTTATAACTGACCTTAAAGAAAATAAAGAAACTAGACGTGCAATAATAGTACATTATTCTCTTGACGAATTAGATCGATATAAGTATGATACTCCATGTAATGATGTACTTAATTTTTATGTTCATGAAGATAAATTACATTTAACAGTATTTGCTAGATCTATTGACTTAGTTTTTGGATATTGTAATGATCAATATACATTTGCAAAGTTAATGGAATATGTTTCAGAAAAAACAGGATATAGTGTAGGTAAAATAAATTGGATGATAACAAATTTACATATCTATCCAAGACATTATGATTTATTAAATTAAACTAAAAATAAAGGTTATGCAATTTCCAACTAAATTATCAAGAGAGTTTTTAGAAGCTAAATTATCATCATTACAAAAGAAAAGTTATAGTAAATTTTATTGGTGGAGAAGGTATCAATCAAGAAAAACATTACATGATCGTCAACCTCTTAGAGATAGGATATATAATGGAGATTTTGAGTCATCAGATTATTTTTATCAAGCAGAATATGAAAATTATTTAGTAGAGGATGTTACAAGTAAAATTAAACACTATGAAGATAAATTAACTCATTTTAGTTTATCAAGAACTAGGCATAAAAAACTTATAGAGGATTATGAAAAAGAAGAGTTTGATATTATGAAAAACCTTAAACGATCTTTCAAAAGAGATTTAGGTATATCAGAAGAAGAACTTTCTAGTATAATGGAAAATTTTGATGGCACCACTCTGGAGTTATATGACTATGTATATGACTTGAAAAAACGTCCAATTCCACTAAAAAGATAAATTTTTCTATGTTAATTATATATAGTATATTTGTATAAATCAAAGTTATGAAAAAGTATTCTAAATTACCTATTCCTAAAGATTCTGCTTGGGATAAAAAAACCTGGCGATATTACTCACCTATTTGGTTTAATCAATTTGTAGATAGCATGTCTAATCTTATTGATTGGCTACCAACCATTTGGCAAGATAGACATTGGGATGACTATTATATTACTAAAGTACTACAACATAAAATTGAATTACAAAGAGCGTACCTAGTAAAACATAATAGACATACTGAAATAGATTATGATAACTTCTGGATGACTACTGTATTGAATTTGATTGAGCGAGAACATGAAAGTTTCTATGAATTAGAAAAGTATGATTATTGTGAAATAAATCATATATTTAGTGAACCTGATAAAAATGGAGTAAGAACAATAAACTCAGAATCAATAAAAGATAATTTAGATGAATACTTATCTAAATATCCATCTACAGTTAGAAAAGTAAAACAATTAAAACCTAATTTAGATAAAAAAGGACTAGCATTATTTGTTGGGATATATAATCAACGAAAATGTAGAAGTTTAATATTTGAAATTTTAAAACAAAAATCAGCCCGTTGGTGGGATTAAATTTAATTTATATGAGAGCTTATGTAATATCAATAACTATATTTTTTTTATTTTCATTATATGTAAATTATAATCAAAATAATAAAATAGTTGATCTAGAAAATCAACTAAAAGAAAAAACAAGTTTGTACTATAATGCTATGGATTCCTTAGATAATATGATGTTTGATACAGAAACAATTGTAGGAAGGTATGAAATGGCTTTAGATTATTTTAAAGAACAAGATTCTTCTTGCGCTAATAAATTTGAAAAAATATTAAATACTAAAACAGAATAAAAGTTATGAACAGAAGAAATTTTTTAAAAAATACAATTGCGACATCTATTGGTATTTCATTATTACCAATTATCGGTTTTTCTCAAACTAAATCATATGATTATATATCGGTACCTAATCCTGCGGTTATGGTTGGTTTTAGAGATAATACTAACAAATATATAGAAAAAACATTTTTTGTATATACACATAGAGTATCTTCATTAGAAGATTTTATGGAAGCTAATAAAGATAATGTTGTTTTTCTTTATAAATACGATCAAGAAACATTTGCTGGAACTACTTTTAAATATGTTAGAGCATTTACAATACCTAAAGGATATGTTGGTGATGTGTCATCAATAAGAATAAATACAAATCTGGTAACTTGGAAAACATTAAAATAAAATGAAAGATTTCTTTAAATATAATCCAGTTTTTGCTACTATACTTTTTATCTTCCTATTATTTTTAGGTATTGGGATCTCATACGATCTTATTACCTATGAAAATAGATCTATGGGAGCTGTTGTGTTGGAACATAATGTTACAGCAGATAGATATGGCAATAGAACTTATACGACTATTGTCAGAACAGATGATGGGATTATAATAGAAAAAGAAGGGCTTAATTATTATACAATACCAACAGGAAGTAGAGTAACCATTGAAGTTAGAAGGCCTAAAAAATAAATAATATGAATAAAGAAAAATATAATCAGATTATAGATGAGGTTTATGAAAATTATTGCAATACATATCCTAACGTAGAAAAAAAATTTAAGTATGAGGGGAGTGATATTGAAGTGAGGAAAATGACACAAGAAGAATTTATCGATTACATCAAAACCGATAATGAGTTTGCTGAAAGGTGGGGATTGAAAATTAAGGAAAGAAAGTTGAGTTTGGAAGAGAGAGTAGAATACTTCAATTCAAAAATGATTAATGAAGGAATTAGAACTCAAATAGCAACAGTAGATGTTGATAAATCTTATTGGAAGAAATCATTGGAAGAAACTAATCATAATATCCCAACAAAGTTAATCACAATATCATATAACAACGAAAAAACTGAAATTTATGAATAAAGAACAAGCAATGATACAACTATTAGAGGTGTATGAAAATCAGATAGCAGACCTTACTATGATGTCTAAAATTGAATTAGGAGATGATGTTATTGAAGAAATTCAGAGACTAAAAAGTATTATAAATGAATAATATAGATAATCAATATCAAGTTTTACTTCAAGATATCCTTGATAATGGAGTGTCAAAACAAGATCGTACTGGCACCGGAACTAAATCAGTATTTGGAAGACAAATCAGATATAAGATGAGCGAAGGATTTCCATTATTAACCACCAAAAAAATGCACTTTAAATCAATCGTAACTGAATTGTTATGGTTTTTACGTGGTGGCACTAATATAAAATACCTTGTTGATAATAACTGTCACATTTGGGATGGTGATGCTTATAAGAGATATTATCATCATAAAGATACATTTGGTCCATTAACAATGGAACAATTCGTAGAAGAAATAAAAACCAATAACGAGTTTGCAAATAAGTGGGGAGATTTAGGACCAATTTATGGTAAGCAATGGAGAAGGTGGTATGGTAAAACAGAATACCTAAAACATAACGGACTTACTATTGGTGAAAATACTGAAATAATAGACCAAATCGCAAACTCAATCAATCTACTTAAAACAGACCCAGATTCAAGACGTAATAGAGTTAATGCTTGGAACGTTGGTGAATTAGACCAAATGGTTCTTCCTCCTTGTCATACTGATTTTCAATTTTTTACAAGAGAGTTGAGTTTGAAAGAAAGGTACATGTTAGTTAGAAAAAACTACCTATGTCCAAAATGGGATTTTGTATTAGATGAAAAAGGAAACCCAGTAACAAATCCAATACCTCAAGATGTATGGTATGATAATTACAATATACCTCGCAGAGCAATCTCCCTAATGTGGAATCAACGAAGTGTAGATACATTTTTAGGTTTACCATTCAACATTGCTTCATATGCATTACTATTAGAAATTATTGCTAAAGAAGTGAATATGATACCTGAAGAATTAATTGGTAATTTAGGAGATACACATTTATATCTAAATCATATTGAGCAAGCAAAAGAACAAATCACAAGAACTCCATATGAGTTACCTGAAGTAAGATTAAGAAATTATGATACTTTAGATGAATTATTAAATACAACTAATAGTATGGATATGATTCAATTATGGAGATATGATTCACATCCAACAATTAAAGCACCCCTTTCAAATTAAACTAAAACTATGTTAAAAATTTTTAATATTTCATTAACTCATAAAATCAGTTTACATTTCGGAGAAGAATCAAGTTGGTATTTGATACCTACAATTTGTTTTCAAAAACTTGATTTAAGAAGTATATGTTCACTTAACTATGTGGAATACTTATTTGCAATAAAATACTTAAAAGTAAGTTGTGGAATTGTAATTAAAACAAATAAAAAATAAATTCACTATAAAGTATATGTAGCTAAATAAAATATATTTATAAATGAATGAAAGTTATACAAATCAAATACAATATAATTGACTATTGCAAATCTACGCAATATCACACCTCTTTATTATTTTTTAACAAAAACAAAACAAGCATGAAAAAAGCGATTTTATCGTTAGTTCTATCAATGATGTTTTTCATTGGATTTGGACAAGTAACAAGTTCGACAATTTCTGGATTTGTCAAAAACTTGAACAATGAACCTTTAGTTGGTGCAACAGTAGAAGCAACACACCAACCAACAGGTACAAAGTACAAAACCAGCACAAACAAAACAGGTTTTTATGTATTACCAAACATTAGAGTTGGAGGACCTTATGTGGTTACTGCATCCTATGTTGGATATAATACAAAAAAAGAATCTGATGTAAATACTGAGTTAGGTAATACATCAGATGTAAGTGTTCGTCTTAGTGAAAGTGTTAGTACACTGAAAGATGTTGTAATTACTAGTACTAAAAACAACACATTTTCAAAAGATAGAACTGGAGCTACTCAACAATTTGGAAGAAGAGAATTAACAACTATTCCAATTACTGGTGCAAGAACTATTGATGGTATTACAAAGTATAATCCATTTGGTAATGGTAATTCTTTTGGAGCACAAGATTCTCGTTTAAATAACTTTACAATTGATGGTTCTCAATTTAACAACAACTTTGGTTTAGGTTCTTCTGCACAAGCAGGTGGTAGAACAGGCGCATCTGCTATTTCATTAGATGCGATTGATCAAATTCAAGTTAATGTAGCGCCATTTGATATTCGTCAAAGTGGGTTTACTGGTGCTGGTATTAATGCTGTTACACGTTCTGGATCTAATCAAATTGAAGGTAGTTTATATCAAACTCAAAGAGATAATAGCTCTACATATGTAGGTAATAATGCTAGAGGTACTACAGTAACAGCATCTAAATTTGATGAAAAAGTAAGAGGATTTAGATTAGGAGCTCCTATTATTAAAAATAAATTATTTATTTTTGGTAATTATGAAGATATAGTAAGAACAGAACCAGGAACAACTTGGATTTCTGATGGATCTCCATTAACAGGTACACAAGTTAGTAGAGTTAAATACTCTGATATGCAAACGCTTTCTAATTTTATGAAAGATAAGTTTGGGTATATAACAGGTCCTTGGGAAGGTTATTCAAATACAAATTCTTCTAAAAAGTTTTTAATTAGAACAGATTGGAATATTAATGATAAGAATAAATTAACTCTTCGTTATGTTCACCATAATTCATCAGCTGAAATTAACATATCAAATTCACAATCAGCCGGTAATGGTAATAGAACAACTCAGTATAATGCAATGAGTTTCCAAAATAGCGGTTACGTTATTATGGATAATACTCGTTCAGCAGTATTAGAATTAAATTCTAAGTTATCTAATACACTCCACAATAACTTAATTGTTTCTTATGATAAGCAAATTGAAGATAGAGCTTATATGAGTAAAATGTTTCCAACTATTGATATTAAAGATGGATCATCAACATATACATCAGTTGGATTTGATCCATTTACACCATCAAATAAATTAGATTATACAACTATTAACTTAACTAATAATATTACAAAGTACTTAAATAAGCATACTTTAGTTGCAGGAGTTAATTTCCAAAAGTATCAATCAAATAATTTATTTTATCCAGCTTCTAATGGTGTTTATATTTTTAATAGTTTGTCAGATTTTTATACTGCAGCTAATCAGTCTTTAGCTAATAATGGTGCACCTTCTACATTTGTACCAGCTCGTTTTCAATTTCGTTATTCTGCATTACCAGGAGCAGTTGAACCAATGCAAACTTTAAAAACTAATCGTTTAGATTTATATTTACAAGATGAATATAAAGCATCTAAAAATCTTAATTTAACATTTGGTTTAAGAGCTAATATTATATCATTTGAAAATACAGCCTTAGAAAATAAAGCAATTACCGCAATGACTTTTGCTGATGGTGAAAAATGGAATACAGGAATATTACCTAAAACACAATTACTATTAGAACCAAGATTTGGTTTTAATTGGGATGCTAGTGGTAATAAAACAACTCAAGTTAGAGGTGGTACTGGCGTATTTACTGGCCGCCCTCCATATGTGTTCTTATCTAATCAAATCGGTAATAATGGTGTATTAACAGGATTTATTGATGTATCAGGATCGGCAGCTACTAAATATGGTTTTACATCTGACCCTAATAAATACTTTATCCCGTCAACTCCAACATTACCTTCAACATTTGATTTAGCATTAACCGATCCTAATTATAAAATGCCACAAGTTTGGAAATCAAACTTAGCAGTTGACCAAAAATTACCTTGGTTAGGTTTAGTAGCTAGTATTGAATTACTTTATAATAAAACACTTAATGCAGTACATTATTATAATGCTAACTTAGACAAGTCAGTTGGTAAATTAGGAGGTGTTGATAATAGAGATCTATATGCAGGTAATGATAATGGCGTAAGAGTAAATGATAATGTCTCAATGGCAGCCGTACTTACTAATAAAAATGGTACATATCACCAATCAGCAACATTTAAATTAGAAAAACCAGCATCTAAAGGTCTTTGGGGTTATATAGCATACACAACTGCAAATGCTAAAGATTATATGAGTGCAGGTTCAATTGCTAGTGGTAGTTGGCAATCTGCTGTTTCTATAAATGGTAATAATAATTTAGGACTATCCACTTCTGATTTTGTAGTTAAAAATCGTATTGTAGGTTTACTAGGTTATAGAATTGAATATGGTAAAAAATATGGTGGAGCAACTACAATTACTTTAGGTTATGTAGGTTCTCAAAATAATCCATTTTCATACATTGTAGCAGGTGATTTAAATGGTGATAGAGTATCAAATAACGATTTAATTTTTGTTCCTGCAAAAGGTTCCGATATTAAATTTGCACCATTAACAGTTGGTACTGGATCAACTGCAGTAACATATACAGAAGCACAACAACAAGCTGCTTTAGATGCTTATATTGCACAAGATTCTTACTTATCTTCTCGTAGAGGTCAATATGCTGAAAGAAATGCAACAGCCCTTCCTTTCTTACATAGATTTGATTTATCAGTAGCACAAGATATTTTTGTTAAGATTGGAGGTAAAAGAAATGCATTCCAAATTAGAATGGATATTCTTAACTTTGGAAATATGATTAACAATAAATTTGGAGTCTCTCAAAGAGCTACTAATACACAATTATTAAATTTTGTAAGTAGAGATGCTAATAATATTCCAACATATAGATTAGCTACTCAAAGAGATGCAAGTGGTACTTATTTAATTAAAAATACATATCAATACAATTCATCAGTATTTGATGTATGGACTGCTCAATTAGGTATTCGTTATACTTTTGGTAAATAGTAATTAAAAATAGATTATAAACTTGGGAGAACTTTTGTTCTCCCATTTTTATTTTATGTATATTAGTAAAAATAATCAATATGTCTTGGGATAGTTATGAAGCCAGAAGAGATCTTCTTTTAGCACAAATGAAAAAACAAACAGACCATCTTTTAAAAGAAGAAAAATTTGAGTTGTGGCAAAAACAAAATGCACCTAAAAAATCATACACTCATAGGCCAAAAGTGTATAGTAGGAATAGCAGAGATAAATATTTATAATAAACCATGGTTAGATTATTGTTTTTATTATTATTATGTCAAAGTGTAGTTGCACAAGATACTGTAAGGTTAGTTCATAAAGAATATACTACGGTATTTTCTAAATCATTAAAATATCCAATATTAGTAGAGTGGTGGATAACAAAAAATAAAGTAACTTGTAAAAATCCACTTCCAAGAAAAGATAAATTCGCTTTAGATCCATTATTACCGCTATATACTGATCTATTAATAGATTATAAAGGATCTGGAATTGATCGCGGCCACATGGCCCCAGCAGCCGATAATCAATGTTCTGGAGATGTTGCAATGCAAGAGTGTTTTTATTTTTCTAATATGGCACCTCAATATCATAGTCTAAATGCAGGTGATTGGAAAACTTTAGAAATGATGACTAGAGATATTGCAATGTTTAGAGATTCAGTTAAAGTTTGGTGTGGATCAGTAGGAGTAGAGAGGAAAATAAATAGAGTGTCAATTCCTACAAAATGTTGGAAAGTTTTATATATTGTAAGTACAAAAGAATATTATTGTTATATATTTGATAACAATACAACAAAACCAGATGGATTAGATAATAATAAAGTAAGTATAGAAGAAATAGAAAAATTAACTAATTTAAAATTTAAAATAAAGTAATATGAATGTTATGTATTTTTCGACCCAATGGTGTGGTCCTTGTAAAATGTTTAAACCAGTAGTACAAGAAGTATCTCAAGAATTAGGAATTCCAGTTCAATATATAGATGCTCAACAAAATCCAGACGCTGCCCAGAAGTATAGTATTAGTTCTGTGCCAACAATTGTAATTACAGATGATAGTGATAATGTACAATTTAAAAATACCGGTGTATTATCTAAAATATCATTAAAAGCAGCACTAGCAAGATTTTAGTTTTATAGTAATATTTATTGATGAATCAAACTCAATAAATAGACTATGAAATTAGAAAACTTAAAAGGGCACATCCCTGAAGCAGTGTTATCGCAGATACCTGAGGTTATTGAAAAGTTTGGATTTAATACTCCATTAAGGCTAGCACACTTTCTAGCTCAATGTGGACATGAATCTGGTGGTTTTAAAGTAGTTAATGAAAATTTAAATTACAGTGCAAAAGGATTGCTAGGAGTATTTAAAAAATACTTTGCTACTGAAGCAAAAGCTTTAGAGTACGAGCGTAAACCTGAAAAAATTGCAAACTTAGTTTATGGTAGTAGAATGGGTAACGGAGATCCAACCACAGGTGAAGGATTTAAATTCCGTGGTCGTGGCTATATTCAATTAACTGGAAAAGATAATTATAAGGCATTTGATCAAGTAGTGCCAGAGAGTATCTTAGAAAGCCCAGATTTAGTTGCTACTAAATATCCATTATTATCTGCTGCTTGGTTTTTTAGTAAGAATGGACTAGAAAAAATAGCAGATAAAGGAGCTACAGATGAAGTAGTAACTATGATTACGAAACGAGTAAATGGAGGGACTATAGGACTTCCTGATCGTATAAAGCACTTTAAAGAATATCATAATTTGTTAGCGTAAATAACGGTTTCATAAAGGTTATATATTTTTAAAAATTAAAAGTATAAAACAAAATGAACATTAAAAATTGGTTTAATCAGTTATTTAAAGACAGTAATGACATTAATGAAAAATCAGTCGCTGGATTTGCAGCATTTTTTATGATGTGTGTAACTCTTATTACAGATATTGTAACAGGAGTATTGGGAAAAACAATGCCTATACATGAATTTGTATTTAATGGTTTTTTAATTACTGCATTAGGTTGTTTTGGAATTGCGTCAGCAGATAAGTACATTAATAAAATTAAAGGTACAAAAGAAGATGAAGAACCAAAATCAGAATAAACAAATTGTAAAAAATAAAACTATTAAAGAAATGCCAACACCAATAAAACCTCCAATATCATTTAAAGAATTCTCAAAAGATCCAGTAAAAGGTCTTTTATTTATAGTAATAATTGCAGTAGGATATTTGTATATTGATGGAAAATTAAATTATACATCTCAAATAGATACTCAAGGTAAAAAAATAGAATTACTAGAGACAAAAGTAGACAATCTATCTAACCAATTAAGAAGATCTGATAGCGCATTAGCAGCTGCTGTATCTAAAATTGGAGTATTACAAGAACTAGGTAAAATAAAATAATAATGAAAAGAATACTCACACCGATTATTCTTCTAACTTTTTTGGGTTGTGTAGAACAGCAAACTACTATAGTTCAATCTCAAAAAATGATAGAAGCTGATAAAATGCTTGAAAAAAGTAAAATAGGTTTAGATACTGCTTTAGTTATTCAACATAAGTCTGATTTGGCTACAAAAAGTATAGTAAATAACATAATAAATAAAGTTAACAGTTATAGACTAAAATCATTAGTTGTTAAAAGAGATACTGTATTTATTGAAACTAAAAAGAACTTTTGGGGTAAAACTAAAACAAACGTTAGAGTATCATCTGATAGTAATACTACGGAGATTGTAGATACTTTAAACAATAAATAACGCATACTCTAAAGATAAATTGTTATAATAAAGAAAATTATTGTATATTTACTGTATATTAATTAATTAAATAAAAACAAAAAAATGAAAAAATTAATGCTATTTTTAGCAGTTGCTGTTTTATTAACGGCATGTGGAACACCGAGTACTGAATCTGTGAATGTTGATAGCACTGTTACGCCTATTGATTCAACTGTAATTAGTGTAGATTCTACGGCTAATGTAGATACTACTAAAGTAGATTCTACTAAGCTAGTAAAATAGTCTCTCGAGAGTGGTCAGAGGATTCGACTGGTAAGACTACCCTGGAAACGTCTTATTTTAATAATTAAAAAAAAGTTAATATGTTAGCACAATGTATTATAGGTCATGATGGGA